TTGCACCATTCCGGCTCCCCGTATTCCTGGGCTAGCTTGCGGGAAGCTGCTTCGGCCTGGGTTTTAATCTGAGCAAAGATAGTATTGGTCCATGCCGTAGAAGCGATGGAGTTAAACGGCAAGCCTTTACTCTGTAGGAAAGAATGCCATCCTAGCACCCCTAACCCGATTGCACGGCCTTTTCTAGCCGAGCGGTTGGCCCTAGCAAGAGAGTCCTTACCGTCGCTCTTATACAAAAACTCCTCCATCACCCCGTCCAAGAAGTAAATCGAAGTCTCAATAAGATCGGTATCTTTCCATTCCTCGTACTTGGTTAAATTCACTGAACTTAAGCAGCAGACAAACGAATGCTCTTCGTCTGTATGCAGGGTGATCTCGGTACAGATATTGGTCATCGATACATCCAGGTTGTTCTTAATATAAGCCGTTGGATTGTCGTTATTGACGTTGTCCTTAAACATGAGGTAAGGTTCACCGGTCTCAACCCTTGACTTAAGAATCTCAACCCATAGCTCGACTGCTTCTTGGTCGCGTCTTTCTAGCTTATGCATAAACTTATCGTCTACGACCACGCACTGGTGAAGATTCAAAGACTGCCTGTTAGGATCTCCTTTAGGTCTTCGGATCTGAAGAAACTCTTTGATATCTCCGTGGTTGATATCTAGGTTTACTGAAGCTGCTCCTCTCCTGACTGCCCCCTGGTTGGTAGCAATAATAGTAGAGTCGTAGATCTTAGCCCAGGGCACAATCCCTTCAGAGTTTCCGTTACCGGTGATAGGGGCGCCTCTTTCTCTAACACGGGATAATCCTACTCCTACACCTCCACCTAGAGACGAGAGACGCATTAGCTCTGCATTTGTCAGCCCTATGCCCCTAATGCTATCGGGTGTATCGATGCCAAAGCATGAGATGGGCAAACCTCTTTCAGTGCCCGTATTCGAAAGCACGGGAGAGGCTAGGTTCAACCAACCCTTCCACATATACTTGTAGAACTTCGGAGCAAGGTCAGGTCTCTTTAACCTCCCTGCTACAGCACTAGAAACTCTTTGGTAACCTTTCTTAGGAGTCTCACCCGGCAGCAAGTACCCCTTCGAGATAGTTGCTAGAGACATCTCGTTCATCCATTCTGGAAAATCCTTCCCCGCCTCCCAGGTACTGGGATCAACAAATATGCTATTGTTCATTTTATTTTTTTATTAATATAAAACCTTCTCTGTAAGTATCAAACCCGAAGTCGGTAATCTGCTGTAACTGCTTTTTAATAAAAGCTTGATACAGGCTAGATTTTTGAGAGGTATCTTTACTGTCTGCATCCTTAGCAGTACCTCTTATGTATAGCCCGTCTACGTCATTACTCTCTAGGAAGTGTTTTACAATATCAACAACTGTTGATAAGACTGTAAGTAAAGTCTTTAAATCAGATTTAGCTACTTGTAACTCAGTTCCTGATACAGCATATCCTACGTTGTAGACATCTTCTAGGTTTCTGTATTTCTGGGGCAGGTAGAACTGTTTGGTCTCGGGTTCTATAAGTTTTTCAAAATCTACTGTCACTACTTCAGTAAAATCACCTACATCTACTAGAAACTTATACCTGGTTAGAGCTACTTGAGTCCACTTCAGAGGTTTAATGTTAGCTTCTCCAATTTCTTTGACAAGCATCTCCTTAATTAAAGGAACTAATAAGGTACTGTGGGAAGCCATCTTAGAAAATAGAAGCTGAATCCCACTCCATATGTCCTTTAGAGTAATTAGTAACTCTGCTAGCAAAGAAGTCTGTATGCTGCTTTCCGGCGATAACCATATCAAACCACTTCATGGTCTTTAATGCTCCCTTGTTGATCTCTGAAGAAGGGATTAGAGGTTTAAGACCTAGGTCTCCCATCTTGGTATTGACCCGGTGTTTGATAAAGTTCTTAAGCTCGTCTTTGCTTAGATTCTCTAGATCACCCATCTCAAAGATCTTATCGATAAACTTAAACTCTAGATCCAAAGCCATCAAAGCAGCTTTTTCGATCTCGTTAACAAGCTCCGGAGTCTTAAGCTCGGGATGCTCTTTGATCAGCTGACGGAATAACCAGCACCCGGCCTCCGAATGAAGAGATTCATCACGTACTGACCATTCAACGATCTGTCCAACACCCTTTAGCTTATTTCTCATCTTGAAAGATAGCAGGACTGCAAAAGAGCTGAATAGATTTACTCCTTCAGTAAATGCTGAGAAGATAGCTAGAGATCTTGCAACTTCGGTATAGTTGATCTCTCCGTTGTGACCATCCCGGACAGTCATCAGTGATTCGATTTTATTCTTAGTAGCTTCATCCTCCATAAATTCGGCAAAGTTGTCTAAACCTAACTCCTCGTTTAGGAGAGAGTAAGCCTCGGCATGGATAGTCTCGAATGATCCGAACGTAGTTGCCATCATAATGATCTCGGGCTTGCGGAACCACTTAGTAACAAGTCCAGTCCAGTAATCGTTTACCACAGTCTCGGTCTGGGCGAAGCCTTTTAGGATTCCTCCTATTACATTCTTTTCGTGGTCCTTTAAGTTTGACTTCCAGTCAGTGATATCGTTGGCAATTGGTACTTCGGTGTGCAGCCAGTGGGCTTGCTGTTGCTTTAACCAGTACTCATAGGCCTGGGGATATTCGAAGGGTTTGTAGACGATACGTTCTTGAAGGATGCTCATATCTTTATATATTTGATAGATAGTTAGACAAAAAAAGCCTTTGGGAATCATCCCTCAGGCCGTGTGATATAAATACAGCTGAAGCTAGATTCTAGACTGCAATTCGAAAAATTTATTTGCTAAAAGTTTTCGATCTAGAGTATCAACACCTGCTACCGAGGTGGGGGCCGCAGTCGGCATTTCTTCCAGATGTATGTCTTCTGAGATGTCGATGTGTCCGTTATTGGTGTTGACTAAGGCACCGTAAGTCATACCGTCCATCCCGTAGCGGTTTTTCATGATATGGATCCGGCCGGTGCCGTTGACCTTATCTTCTTTCTTCCGGGAGAGGGAGATGGCGATGTCAGCAACCATCATCTTATCGTAAGATCCGGCTGCCTTATCTCCTTCGATGACGTCGTCTTTAGCTCCCATTCTATTGACCTGGGATGGAGTAAGGATAGGAATCTTTAACTCTTTAGCTAGTCCTTTTACGGCAACGAAGACATCATCGATCTCATCCTTGCGTTCGGCGTACTTCCGGGAAGGGGCCCGGAGGTAGTCCACGTAGTCGATTATCACCAGGTCAGGCTTGTGGCCCATATCGGTACATTTCTGGAGATGGGACTTAATAGTAGTAACGGTAGCGGCTTTAGGGGCATACTCCTTTACTATGAGCTTTCCTTTCAGGTCATTAACAATCTTCTCTACTTCGGGTCTATGCTTATTGACTTCGTCGATGCTGTAGCCGGTGAAGTAGCAGTCAAATCGCTTGCCTACATAATCTTCTCCTAGCTCGAGAGTATAGTAGACGACATTGAAGCCTTGCTGGACTGCATGAGCACCAGCAGCAACCATCATCCAGGATTTACCACCACCCGGGTTGCCGAAGATGATAGCAAGATCTCCAGGTCCCCACCCCCCTTGTATGGCTTGGTTGATAGTAGCCCAGGGGGTGGAGACAGTCGGTCGGTAGTCTTCTCGGTATCGGCTCTCGATATCCTTAAGGTATTCATGACCGATATTTTTATCCATACCTGCTTTCAAAGCAGTCTCAATCATTCCTCGGATAGAGTCGTAGTCACCTGCATTCAGTAGGTCGGCGCTATCCATAAGTGCCTGCTTAAGCTTCTGATTTTTGCAGAAGGTATTAAATTCTTCCTGGACGTACTTTAAGTCCTCTTGAGAGGCTTGGTAAGAGTTTCGAAGCTCTTCCTTGATAGCAGTCTTAAGGACATCGTTTTCAACTTTCTGAAGTTCAATCCTTAGAACATCTAGGGAGATGGTGGTGTGGTACTTATCAAAGTATGATAAGGTATTCTTGATGATCCATTTATGGGAATCAGCATCAAAGTATTCTTCGATAATAGTATCCCTAACATTGAGTAGGAATGTTTTATCAGTAAGCAGCGAACCGAGAACTTTAAGTTGAAAGTTTTTTCCAAACTGGGAGAGGCGTTGTAATGCTGCCATTTTTTTTATTTTATAACTTATTTAATATATGCCCTATTTAGTGTATCGCCAAATATATCCACCCGATGTTTTAGTTTTTCCAGAAAGTACACCTTGAACTGCTCGAGGATTAAATCCATTTTCTTTTACTGCTGTTAACATAGGGTACTTTTTTAATACTTCTCCTGTAGTCTTGCTGAGCTGTTCAACAGGTTTTCGAGAATGCAGATGCGGGCGACCAGTTCGGTAGTCGGACATTGCTTGTCTGTGTTCCGCAGATTTAGGTTTATTTTTTAATGCTTTTGAAATTTTATCCTTAGTCTCATTAGAGTGTGAACAGTCTAAAGTTGACTTAATATCTTTTAGTAGATTTGACATTTTTTTCCGATATTCTTCTGAGTGTTTCTGGCCTTTTCTACTTTCGCTAATTTTTTTTCGATGACTTTCGGTTAGCGGAGTTCCTGCTCGACAGGGTGTCAGGGTATCGATTACGTTATAGTAAGTTGGGTCTTCTTTGCATTGTAGTTTTCTAAGCCAGTATACTTCTCTATCATTTAATTCAGTAAGGTCTTTACAATACTCAACTATCTCTTTTTTAAAATTTTCACGGCCGTAAGTCTTCAATGCCATTTTTAAGTACTTCCCAGACCCTAAGTACGAGTTTCTATTCTTAGCATCTTTTCCTAAATACTTCCTGCCGTTTACCAAATTAGTTGTTATATAAATTACCATAAGTCTTTTCTAATAAATAGTTATTAAGTCAACTTATGCTATGTCACCAGAACTATTTTTTAACCGTAAGTAACGGCCTAAACACCTCTAACCAGCTTTCTGTGTTTTTGGTAATCCCGTGTTGGATGTTGTCTTGCTGGAGCATTAACATAAATGCTGTTGCATTTAGCTGCTGGCAGGGCGATCCTAGGACATCTAATATAATACCGATCTGGGTGTCAGATAGCTGTGGCTTCATAAGATTCATCAGTCCGTAGTTTTGATCTACGACGTGCTTACGTTCTAGGATCTTTGCAAGGATCTTAGTCTTCTGCACACCCTCCTCACACACCTCGTAAACGTAGTCTAGGTCGGTATTAGGGATGATGGCGAGGTTCGGGAAATGTTTGAGGACACCCTTTATTCCTAGCCCCTTAACACCTTGTAGGTTATCGGAATTATCTCCTAGCAATGATTTTACAATCAAGTAATTGCTTGGGAGAACACCCTGCTCTTCTAGCACCTCCGCAGGTCCATAGTTTTTCTTCTTTATAGGAGAGTGAACCTGTACGTTGTCGTTAACAACCTGCATGAAGTCTTTATCCGAAGAAACGATCGTAACTTTACTCTGACTAAATTCCTTAGCTATAAAAGCAATCACGTCGTCGGCTTCTACCTTGTTGATTGCAAGCAGGTCTACCGGTAACATATGCAGGTATTCAACCAGCCTCTCGATCTGTGCGGACATAGAAGCGTACTCCTGATCCTTGTTGTCGTACATCTCCCAGTTAGTAATCCGGCTGAGATTCCGATTGGCCTTGTAGTCTGAGTTGACTATCTTCCGGGAGGCTGTAGAACCGGGTCCATCAAAGACGACTATAATCCTGGTAGGATCGAAAGTCCTAACTAGGAATCCTAAGCTCTTAAGGAACCCAACAAGACCCCCGACATGGGAGCCTTGCGGATTCATAAGATTGATCATCGTGAAATTCCTTATAAAGGTATTCATCGCGTCGATAACTAGGATGTTATCGTTGAGTCTTCTGGGTTCCGATACCTGGATCTTAGCCAGCATATCGTCGTACTTACCCATTACACTTCCATGTTAAGGTCGAACTCTATTCCGATGTCTCGGATGTCCTCTTCCATACTACCTTCCTCCTCCAGCACAAAGTCGGTTGAACCGAGGGTCGTGAGCCAGTAATCGGAATGTTGCTTTTTATAGTTATCGATTGCTTTCTTTTCGTCTTCCAGAAAGCCGTGAGTAGTCATGACGATCGCACCTCGGGTAGTAATACCGTTGATGTGATTCTTGTCTACCTGGATCTTGGTACGCTTGGCAAATTCTACCTGCTTGCCTCCTTTAATAGCCTTGATCTTGCTAGTACCGGAGTTGGTGATGTTACCGAAAGTAATTACCAGAGTAGCATCATACCACATCGCCATACCGCCTTTGTTCTGAAGCTTGGGCTGTTCCATCGGCATGCCGGGTTTCATAGTCCAGACCTTGTTGATAGCAACTAGAGTGTTGGTGTAAGGCTGACCTTCCTTCCTAGATAGGAGGATTTTCTGGTTAACATTATTACCGAACTGG